ATAGACGCTGTGATCTTCATCAGCGTGCAGACCGAAGCGCACCAGCCAGATCGCGCACAGCATCGCGCACCTGGTGCAAAGCTTCCAACGTTTCGCGCTGCAGCTCGATGATCATGCGATCCTTCTCCTCGATCCGCTGCTCCGCGCGCAAATATAGACGCAGCATCAAGGCGATGAACGCCAAGCACACCAGCACAATGATCGGGCTGCTTTCGATCAGCCTTGTCATGAGCGAAATGCTGTCCTCGTTCATCGTCCGCACACTTCATGGCAAAGATTGCGCGAGAACAACCCGTTTAATGCGCAGCCTGCCCTGAGGCCAACCGCGAACATGAGTGCAAAGACAACAGGCATGGTCGCCTCCGTTGCGATTTGTGCGGGATTGCGCGCCTTGCCCCAAACGCATGCACCACGGGCAGGGTTTGACCGCGCCCATCAGCACGGCAGGCACGCTTGGTGTGCTCGGTCGTCCCGCGCGACCGCCCGGAAGGCCCGTGGCAATCAGATACGACGACAGAACGCCCGCCACGCCACGCCGATTGCATCGCGCTGAGCGTGCTGAACGACGAGCGTGTCGGCGCCGATATTGAAGGTGTCGTCGGCTTCGAGGCTTGGCACGTCGTCCACCGCAACAGTAAGCACGTCGGTCGCTTGAATCACCGCAGTGTCGAAGACGCCTGCGACCTGATCCGGTGACGAGCGGACTACGCGCACGGCGGCGGGTGGTCCGACACCACCCGCGCGCCATGTTGCGTCGGTTGCGATGTGCGGATCGGCGAGGATGTCGCCGAGAGCCGCAGCGAAGAGGCTCATCTATCAGTTCGACGAGAAGAGCCGCACCGCGAGCCGAGGCCGCTTGTTCACTGGCAGGATCGACGCTTCGGTCTTCACCTCGATCACGGAGCCATCCGGACGCGCAAGCTGACGCGCGTAGATGGGCAACCCGACCGTGTTGACCGTCTCGATCAGGTTTGCCGGCGCACCGTAGGTCACGAAGGTGTCGACGGTGCCAAGCGGGAAGGCGATGCCCTCATTTGCCGGAATCAGCTTCTCAGTCGCGCCCGTCGCAAGCGTCACGGTCGCGTTGTATTCTTCGAACATGATACCGGCAAACGGGAACCGCTGGCGCGTGTCGTCACGCAGCGGCTGCGCTCCTGTGGAAGCGTAGTACTTGTAAGCTTCCTCGACCTTCGGATGGCTGATGAGCTTGTCGAAGAACTCCGGGCTGACCAGAGCATGCACGCTGGTCATGCTCTCGCCCTTCAACTCCTCCTCAATCCTGCGCAGCACCTCGCGCACCTTTCCTTGCACGTTGGTGGCCGGTGTGCCGAGGACGAAATCCACGCTGATCTGCGTAAGGCCAAACTCAGTGAAGTAGTTGTAGAGCGTGGTTCCGGCACCGTCCTTAACCACGCCGCGAAGCGCGTTCACTTCCATATACTCTCGCGTCTGCGCGTGCTTAATACGCATGCGGGTAAGCTTCCGCTCCATCACAGTCGCAAGCGGATCCGCCGCGTCAGAGACACCAAAGCCGCGCACGCCCTGAATGTCCTGCGGCGTGATCACGTCATCATGTGGGATCCAAGGCACGACGAACGAGCGCATGGACCGCGTGTCACGGTTAGCGACCGTAGCAGGACCACCAAGCTGGACAGACGGAAGCAGGTTCAGAACGCCCTCCATCTGCTCGATAACGACGGTTCGCTGCGTAATGCCTTCAAAACGGAACAGGCCAATCTGCCCAAGACGCGTATAGACATTGGGGATGATGTTGATGGCCGCCGTCATCTCGGCAAGCGAGTAACCGCCGGCATCGAAGGGATTGACCATTACGGGCATCTTTTGACTCCTTTAGCGCGAGGGGTTGATTGATGACAGCGCTTAGGCAGTGTCACGCGGAACGATACCGGCGTAGACAAGCTGGCTGTATTTGGCGTTGCGCTTTGCCGCGTCGTTTACCGACGCATCAAACACCAGCTGGTCCTTGGAAACGATGGCCGGACCGCGTGCGACCACCACGCCCTTCGCCTGGCCGGCAGTTGCGTCAACCGCCTCAACCAGCACGGCTACAGCCACCTCGGCGCCTTCATCACCAGCCACGACAGCGTGCGGTGACAGACGATAAACGCCAGACGTTGTGATCCTGCCGAGCACCGAACCCGCCGCGTAGTTCGTGCCAGCCTTGAGCGTAACGACCTCGCGGTTGTAGCTCGCGTTGAGCTCGTACTTCAGCAGATCGCCGAGCGTGGGCTTCTGAGTCAGAACAGGCATTGCAGGTCTCCTTATGAGTGCTTTGTGACAGCCGCCGCACGCTCAAGCGCACGCCGGACGATCGGGCTTTCCGACAGCTTGTCAGCCGCCGGATTCGGCTTAACGGCGACGACCGCACTTGCCTCTGCGCGAGCAGCAAGACTGTCAAGCACAGAGCGACGCAGCGCATTGGCAGTGATGCCGCGCCGAATAGCGTCGGCTGCATCCACCGCAACGCCGAGACGCGCAGCTTGCGCGGCGATCTCGACAATCTCCGCAGCCGCAGCGCGCGCCGCCTCGTCCGGTGGTCCCGGCGCAGGCTCCGGCGGCGTTGGCTCCGGCTCCGACAGCGCAGTCGCAGTAGCCTGCTGTTCGACTTCCGTTTGCGGAACGTTGTCAGGCTCGGCCTGGTCGGTCATCTTCAACCTCCTACGATCGTGGGTTGCCGAACTGCGCCGTCGCGGCGGCGGCGCAAAGGTCGCAGTCATGTCAGACAGCGCAGTCTCGACGGTGCCCATACGATCGGCCAGACCGACGGAGATACCTGCGCGGCCGCGATAGATCGCCGCATCCGTGGCGCGTACTGTCTCTGGCGTCAGGTTGCGGTTGCGCGCGACCACGTCGACCAACTCGCCGTAGAGCGCATCAACGTCCGCCTGGATCGCTTCGCGCGCTGGGCTGGAAAGAGGCTGATGCGGATTGCCATCGAGCTTGTGCGCACCCGCGTGTATGAAAGTCCATGTGAGGCCTGCCTTAGCATCCGCGCCGCTCTGATCAACATGCGCAGCAACGATGCCGATCGAACCCACTTCCCCAGTCCGCGTGACGTAAATGCGATCTGCTGCACTAGCGATGGCGTAGGCTGCCGAGGTCGCGCTGTCGCTAGCAACCGCCCACAACGGCTTGCCTGCGGCACGACGAGCCGACACCAAACGATCGACGAGGTCGAACATGCCTGCGACTTCGCCGCCTGGTGAGTCGATCTCCATCACTACGCCACGCACCGACGGATCGGCCAGCGCGTTTTCGATCGTGTCGCTGACCTCGCCGTAGACTGACGCGCCGAACAGTTCAGTCAGCCAATCGCCGCGCGCGACCAGCGGTCCCAGCACCGGCACCACCGCGATGCCAGCATCAGTGACGGCATAGTTGCGCGCGCGCTTGGGCTTGCTGGTCTGCGCTGCCAGGTCAACGTGACCAGCCGCAAGCATTGCTTCGAGCGCGCGCGGCGCGATCGCCATCGGTTGGCTGGTGAACCGAATGAGCATTGTCTGCAAGGATGTCATATCGCCTCGTCTTCATCCAGTTGCGGCTCGTTGTTGTCGTCGCCCGCTGCCATGTTCTCGGCACCTGGCGTTGATGAGAAAACCAAACCAAGCCTCTGCTCGCGCGCGCGATCAGCAGCGATCTCCGCATCGACCTGTTCAGCGTCGTAGCCGCGTTCAGCCAGCGCTTGCGTGCGGCTTTTAAAGCCTGCCCGCACCTGCTCAATCTCTGCGCGCACGTCTTTCAGCGGATCGATCCAATCCCATCGCGGCGGCAGCCAGGCGCACGCAAGCCATTCACGACGGCGCTCCTCGTAGTCGGGAATATCAAGCGCGCCTGCCATCACTGCCGTGTCCATCCAGCGCACCCAGACTTGTCGGCAGAGCTGCCAGACCATCACTGCGTGCTGATAGGCCTCGACGCGGCGGCGAAACTCCAACAGCGCCAACCGCGAGTTCGAGTAGTTCGCCTTCAACATGTCGTTTGACAGATACGCATACGGAATGCCCAGCGCCGCCGAGACTTGCAGCAGCGTCCGATACTGGAACGGCTCGTAGGTCTGGCCGACATCCGCAGGTGCCGATGTTTGAATCTCCTCGCCAGGTTCCAGCATGACGATTTGGCCAGGCTGAAGGTCCAGCTGCCGCTCGCCGGTCGCATCGCTTTCGGCAACGTCGAATGGCTCCGCTGGCGCTGGCGTTGTAATGAACAACGCATGCATCGCCGCGACTTTCTTGCGGTCAAGCTCAGCGTCGTCGTACTGATCAAGCAGAAAGAGCTTAACAATCGCTGGCGCAAACCGAGAAACACCACGCAGTTGTCCAGCCTCGACCGGATCAATCACGTGAATGACCTCCGAGGCTGGCACGCGCACGGTTTCGCCTGCAAGTCCCTGATCGGTGGTGTCGCCTGGATGGCGGCGCAGGAAATGATACGCCACCCTCCGCCCAATGCGGTCAAACTCGATGCCTTGGCGGATAACGTTGCCGCTCGGCAGCACTTCGTTGTGATTCAACGGCAGCATCTCAGATGGAAGCATCTGAAGCTGCAGCGGCACCACAAGCCCGTCTTCGGGCCAGCGCGGGCGGAAGCGCACAAACACTTCGCCAGCGATGAACAACTCGCGCGCGACACGACGCTGCTGACCGTAGAAGTCAGTGAAGCCCTCCGCATCGCTCTCGTCAGTCCAATCCAGCCAAAGCCGCTGCACTTGGACTTTGATCTCGCTATCGGCAATCCTAGAGGACGGCGTGATGCCGTTTCCGACCACGTTGCCCGCCCAAGACTCGATGGCGTTCGCCGCGTAACCATTGTTGC